AAACCCGTCATGCACCCCGTGGAAATTCGGGTGCACAACTGGTTCGTCCCTAACCGCATTCTCTGGGATGACTGGGAAGACTTCATCGTTGGCAACGAAGCTGGTGCTACTTACCCAACGATCACCCCAGCCACGGCCGCAGACACGGCCCTATACGATCACATGGGCGTTGAACCCGTCACCGGCGTTCCCCTCGATGCCCTCCCGATCCGTGCCTACAATCGCATCTGGAACGAATTCTACCGTGATCAGGATCTCGCTGCAGTTCGCACTGAAGATCAACTCGACCTTGCCCGCATTGCTTGGGGCAAAGACTACTTCACCACTGCTCGGGCCAACCCTCAACAAGGCGCTGCCGTAGAAGTTGGCTTCTCTACTGGTCTCGTCGGTCTCACCGCACCTAGCGGTACCGGCTCTACTACTTCTTTCCAGTATGACTCTATCCCGACAGGAACACCTGACACCGAAGTGACTGTTGCGGGTGACGCACTCTATGCGGACCTCTCTAACGCAACTGGCGGCATCGACATCAACGATCTCCGCAACTCCATTTCGCTTCAACGGATCGCGGAAGCCCGCGAATTTTTTGGGTCTCGCTACGTCGACTACCTCCGTTGGTACGGTGTAAACCCCTCTGATGGCCGCCTCGACCGCCCCGAATACCTCGGCGGCGGTAAACAGATGATCTCCTTCTCCGAAGTTCTCGCCACCGCTGAAGGCACCAATACTGACGTTGGTGATCTCTACGGCCACGGCATCGCTGGGGTCCGTCAAAGACCTCTTCGCAAAATGTTTGAGGAGCACGGCTGGATGATCTCTGTCATGTCCGTTCGCCCCAAAGGCATTTATCAGAACGGCATCCCACGCCGCTTCCTTCGCGACGAGCCCACCGACTATTGGCACCGCGAGCTCGAGCTCCTGCCTTGGCAATCCGTATCTGAGCTCGAAATCTACGGCGGTGGGTCAGCTGCCAATGTCTTTGGCTATACCCCCAGATACGACGAATACCGGGAAACCATGTCTTACGTTTCCGGGTCTTTCCGTGGCGGTACTGAAGAAGATTGGACACTTTCTCGAGAATTCGCCTCAGCTCCTACTCTCAACGAGAGCTTCATCACCTGCACTCCGTCGGACCGGATCTACTCCGATTCCACCATGCCGGAGCTCCTCTGTACCGCTAACATGAACATTAAAGCCCGCCGTCTGGTGGCCGCAAACGCAAGGATGTCTAACCGTGCCGGACTATAAAAATGAGTGGCTGGTCTCGAAAGCCACGAAGAAAATACCAACCTCGAACGCGCACCAGCTCGAAATCTCGGTCAGCTGCACGCAAGATGTCCAGCTGTTCGGCGTGCGCGGCTCTGAGAAAGTACCTCTCAAAATTGGCCGGGAATGGCGGTTCAAAACGAGGGTGAAAGGCTTCGATCGCCTTGAACTTAAAGGAAAACCCGCCGTTGAGTACGGATACCGCGTTGTCAGCCGCCCCGTTCAGGACGGCGAACCCCTCAACTCGGACAACCCGCCAGCTGTCCCCCTGGACACCGGCGACAACCTCCTCCTTCAGGTCAAACGGCTCATGCGGGACGAATTTAACCGCAACCGCTCCCCGGTGCTCGAACCTGAAGACCTCCCCTGGGCCTCACGCTACGAAATCGATGATGATGATTTCGACTTCGAAGAAGAAATTCACTCTTCTCAGCAAAAATCCGAACCTGCCCAAAACCCGGACCCCGATCCGGAAGCTACTCAACCGCCCCTAGCAGCGGCGGAGCCGCCTCCTCAGAGCGATGGTACAACATCGCCTGCCCAAGCCGCTGAATAACCACCTGCCTCTCAGCGGCCCTAAAACCCCCCCTTCGCGGGGGGTTTTTCTTGCGCAACGTCGCCAGTAGTCGTCTAACTTGATAGACGACTACGTTACTGACACACATTGGGGACAAAATGGCCTGTTCTTCACCAATAACCATGCTCGGCCCGGCCGGCCCAATCACAACAAGATGCAAACAATGCCTCAACTGCCGAATTTTCAAACAATCATCCCTGACACTGCGCTGCTTACTGGAGAACCGCAGCGCATTATCCGCAGAATTCTGGACTTTGACCTACGCAGATGCTCCCGAGAAGGGAGACTACGGGGATTTCAAGAAATTCTTGAAGAGATTGCGCGCACGGAACCGTCGCGCAGGGAACTGGACCCCTCTCCGCTACTTAGGCTGTGGCGAATACGGTCACAAATCCGGTCGCTTTCACTTCCACGGCTTGATCTGGAACGGCCTCAAATCCATCGGGGAGACCTATCCCACCGAGCTATGGCCGCACGGGTTTGTGTATATTGGCACGGTCACCCCCGCCAGCATCAGATACACCGCTCGTTACACACTGAAATTCGAGACAAAGGGCCAAGAAAGCTGCGCGGGCTGGTCCAAGAGACCGCCGCTTGGCTCTCACTCCATGCAGAAAATCGCCCACCGGATGCTGGAGCGGGGAGACAAACTCACGGAACCCCCGACGACCTTTAAAGTCGAAGGCAAAACTTACCCACTGGATGAAGCTATGCGAATTGAATTCGCGCAGGCCTTCGACCCCGGCTGGATCTCAACCAACGACAAAGGCGTACGCCGCCTCAACACCACAACCCACGAAGCGATGCATCGCGCTTACGTCACCGACAAAAAACTCGGTGACCCCATTGAAACCCAGAGAAAACATCAGGAAGCCCGCAACACATTCTTCGAATCTGCGAGGCTCAACAATGGCAAACTATAGACGCAAGGCCCAACGCCGTGGCCGCCGCCTCCTCCGTCCCCAAAAACTGTCAGTAACAAATCTCTACAAAACCGCTGTGCGGATCGGAACCGGCCTCCCAAAGGCTGGACAGACGCAACGAAGGTCTAAACCGCAATTCAGGAGGGCCAAGCCCCTCCCAACACGGGCTAAGAGCTCGAGAAACGCCAGTGTTCTCGAACCGGCAAAGCCGGTCCGGGGCTACGGGAAGGTGCACGAAGTTCGCCCCGCGCGCGCCTTCCACTGTAAGCCCCGTCCAACGACAACAACAAAACGCAAGACAGGATCCGGTCCTTCGCGTAACTTCATCCCATGGTGCAACAGGAGAAAATAAATGGTCTCACCAGCTGGCCTCGGCCTCATCGGCTCCGTCGGGAGCTCTCTACTCGGCGGTATCTTCGGCAAAAAGAAGCAGAAAAACGACACCGCTTTCCAACGTGAATTCGCCCAGAAAGGCCTCGGGTGGAAAATTCAGGACGGCAAAAAGCACGGACTCCACCCCCTCGCCTCTATTGGCGGTGTCGGTGCCCAGTACCAACCTACCGCCGGATCTCCTATGGCTGACGCCGCAGCTGGCGTAGGCCGCGGCATCGAAACCTACGCGGCCCGTCGCCAAGACGCCCCCTTGGCCAAAAAACAAGCGGAGCTCATTGACGCTCAAATTGCCGAAAGTCGCTCCCGCACTCTCCTCAACGCCTCAAACGCCCGCCGCCCCATCTATGGCCCCACTCCCGGTGTCACTGGGGTCACCTCTGGTCTTGAGGGCATGGACCCCGGCGAAGGCGGCTCCCGCCCCGTGCGCCGGGAACCGACTCCCGACATGCCCGCCCGCCAGAAAGTCTCTCTGGGCAAGGACAGCGCCGTAGGCCCAAACCCGGAAGCCTTCGAGGTCGGTATCTCCGAACTTCTCGCTGGCGCGGCTATCTATGGCCCCCAGTGGCTGGCCAAAAAAATCTCCCGCACGATGGATACTCGTGCCTCCAAAAACGCACCACCCACCCGCAAGGGTACCCGCCTCGGTGAATGGGTCACCCGAGGCAACTTCGAATATCAATGGACCAAAAATGGTTGGAAAGGACGAAGAAAATGAGACGCACAAAACGCCGGGGTTCTCCCGGACGCCAACGAAAATCTACCCGCCGCGCAAAGCGCCGCACCATGAAAACGCGGCGCATCACCCGTACCCGTAACCGCATTGCAGGAGACCGCATGTGAAACGCTCTCAACACGATCTATCGTTTATCCACTCACTTTCACTCGATATGGGCTATCTTGTTCCTCTTGGCGCTATCGATGTTCTTCCTGGTGACAGCATGCGAGTTGCTGCTTCAGTACTCGCGCGAGTGGCTCCTCTAGCAAAACCCGTCATGCACCCCGTGGAAATTCGGGTGCACAACTGGTTCGTCCCTAACCGCATTCTCTGGGATGACTGGGAAGACTTCATCGTTGGCAACGAA